CTCAGGAATGATTGCGTTGCTTGGTCGGCACGAGTCCCTTTAATCTTATCATTAACATACTTCCATAGTTTAGCATTAACTACGTAAGCCTGTTTCTGAAAAGAATAAAGATCCTTTTCAACTAAGTTTCTTTTTGCTCTCAAGTAGGCCAGATTAATGGCCACTTGTGGATCACCTACCTTAGTGATTCAAGCAGAAAGAGTATCGCCTAGGTGGTAAGGTTCCAAAGCACTTTTCAGTGCTGGAACCAAGTCCTCCCACACGATATTAGCCTGATTTTTAATCAGTCTAACAGAGTTGAACAATACATAAAGATTCACCATAGAGTTGGCCCTATTAATTATATAGGACTCTCCGTGGAATTCTTTGTGAATTGATCGGATTAGACCCGGGTGCCCACTTTCTGGAAGTGTTCATCCATGAGCAGCTTGATTGTCTAGGAAGTTAAGGAGTAATGGATAGCTTTTCCATACACTCATTAACCCCGAGATACTGAAACCAGTTACCTCCGTATCTAGACAGAACCATCTCTTCGCGAACTCAAACCCATGTTTAGAAACATGTGTTTTAGCCGGAGAGTATGGCATGTCTAGGGAAGTAATTAACTTCAAGTACTCGCTAGCAACAAGGTCTTGATCTATTCTCAAATCGTCACCTAGTAAAGCATATCTCGAGAAGGCGGATCTTGGTTTAATCCCCAAGACACCCGCTCTTATCGCAGATACCTGAACTAGAACGTGATGAGTTAGTGCCATGACAGCTCATGAAGAGTACGCTCCCATTGGTTGACCAGCTCCGTAACTCACCGAACGAACGCTCTTATCGGGCATTCGAACAGTGAAGTTACTTCCGACCATTAGAGAACACCATGCATCAGCCTTTTCTGCACTACCGTATAGGTATTCTACTACCCTCTTTTGAAGGGCAATAGGCATCCTATCAGTAGCAGCAGTAAGGTCAATGCTATGGTAATTATCTAATGGAGCGTTAGGAAGAGTAGAAGTAAATCTATTTTGATCAAAAGTGTAGTCGGTCTTGATGAACCTCAGCACTCTAAAAATCTTAGAATGCAAGGGCCTCAAGGCGGACTGACTCCAATAATCAAAAATAGCGATTACTCTAGTCTTCCCTTCCTTATCAGGGAAGTATGATAATTTTCTAAGATCTTTACTCTTAGTAGGGAAAATGGTTCGCCACCATCTAGCTACAGAAAAGTATCCATAGATTCCAGGAGACTTAATCATCTCCAGGATATCAAGGCCTTCTAGATTCTCGTCTATCATCTTACTTAGGCTCTCTCCTCCAAGTAGTTTAATATATTCTACTTGTTCAGAGGACAACGACTGCCCATCAAGCAGCACCGTGCATGCGCCGCAATTCGACGTGTCGCATCCGATGGGAGTCCCGGTCTTGCCCACTACTT